GTTTACTGGCGAGGAAGTATTTCCTGTGGACTTCGCTATCTATGATCTTAGTCAGTTCCTTTCTGGGATCTCTCTGTTTAGCGACCCTCAGCTTGAGTTTGACAACGAAAGTTTTGTCAGCATCCGCGGCGGTCGTCAGTCTGCTCGTTACTACTTTTCTGATCCAGAGATTACGCTTAAGTCTGCTCCAGAAAAGAACGTAAAGTTCCCTGGTGCCGATCTCCAGTTCAATCTGACTGGTGAAGATCTAATTGCCCTGCAAAAAGCATCTGCTGTTTATGGTCTGCCTGATCTGACCTTCCAATCTGAAGAAGGTTCTAACGTCATCAAACTCATCCTCCGCGATAAAGAGAATGATACCAGCAATACTTACGAACAATCCATTTCTGGTTCTTGTACTGGGGACTATTCACTGGACGTTAAAATCGATAACATCCGTGTTCTCCCAGGCGACTACTCTATCAAAGTCTCCAAGCATCTGATTTCTGAATGGACCAACGCTAATGTTGATCTTACCTATTACATCGCACTGGAGCCCTGATGAGACACATCCTTTTTACACTCAAGGAGTGTAACAAATCGTTCTTAGATGACGAAAGGTTTGTAAGGGATGTGGTGTATCAAGCATCGATCAAATGTAACTCAACTTTATTAGCACTCAACTCACACAAGTTTGAACCTCAGGGTGTCACTTGTGTGGCGATGCTCGCTGAAAGTCATATCAGCATTCACACTTGGCCTGAGTTGGGTATGGCAGTGTGCGACATTTTTACCTGCGGGGATCACACAAAACCCAAGGAGGGTGTAAAATACATGAAGATGATGCTTGATGCACAAAGCATTGTCAGTAGATCATTTACGAGACCTTTGGAATGACCTATCAAAGGGGTGATGTTTTCCTTGACAAGGATACACACAAGTTGTATATTTTTGATGGAGAATATTGGTATGAAGTTGTCCCTAATTGTGAGTTGAGGAAATTAAATTGATTGAGGTAATTGACAATTTTTTATCCCCCTCTTACTTCAGAGCACTCCAAGAAATGGTTTTATCTGGAGGATTTCCCTGGTATTACAGAGAAAATTTGACGAAAGCAAATACTAGAAATACCATACTCGGATCTGTTGGATTTGATTATGGACTCGTTGATAAAAGAACTGGTAGACTAGTTGATTCTAGAGAGTCTCATATTACATCGTGTTGTTTGTATCTTATCAAAGATTACATAGAAGCTACTAGTCTCCTTAAGGCAAGATATGATATGACGATCTTTAATCCAAACAAATTTCGGCATGATCCCCACATAGATTTAAACCATCCAGATTTTCTTTCTGTAATTCTTTACATGAATGATAGTGATGGGGAAACTGTAATCTTTGAGGAAAAATGCTATAATACAGATCAAGTAGAGTGCATGACAAATTTGACTGTAAAGAAATCAGTGGAACCAAAATCAAATAGACTACTGGTATTCAATGGTCACTATCTACACACTGGACACTCACCATCAAAGACTAACAAACGCATTCTTTTGAATTCCGTATACGGCAAGAACTAAATTATGAGTAAAGAATTTCTGTGGGTGGAGAAATACCGCCCCAACATTGTTGAAGATTGCATCCTCCCTGCGAGCACCAAAGAGGTGTTCCAGGGTTTTGTCAACCAGGGGGAACTGCCTAACCTGCTCCTGACGGGCACTGCAGGCGTCGGCAAGACCACCATTGCCAAGGCAATGTGTGAGGAGATCGGTGCGTCCTACATCGTCATCAACGGGTCCGACGAGGGGCGCTTCCTAGACACGGTGCGTAATCGCATCCGTCAGTTCGCTAGCACTGTCTCTCTGACCTCTGGAGCGTCCCACAAGGTCGTTATCATCGACGAGGCAGACAACACCACCAACGACGTGCAACTGTCCCTCAGGACCGCCGTGGAGGAGTTCCATGGCAACTGCCGTTTCATCTTCACTTGCAACTTCATTAACAAGATTATCGAACCGCTGCACTCCCGTTGCACGGTGGTTGACTTCAGGATCAAACCTGAGCAAGCAACTCATCTTCAGGGTGAGTTCTTCACTCGCCTCAAATCTATTCTCACTCATGAGTGTGTTGAGTATGAAGATAAGGTCCTTGCTAAGCTTGTCAAGCGTTATTATCCTGACTGGCGGCGTCTTATTAATGAGTGCCAACGCTATGCCGCTACTGGTAGTATTTCGTCTGCTATCCTTGTTGACGTTGCTGATGTTAACCTTGATGCTTTGCTTACGTCGCTGAAGAAGAAAGAGTTTACCACTGTCAAGAACTGGGTAGTCCAGCACATGGACAATGACCCTAGTATGGTGATGCGTAAGATCTATGACAGTTTGTATGATGTCCTGAAACCTGCTGCTATCCCAGAGGCAGTGCTGATCATTGCCAAATACATGCGAGACATTAGTATTGTTCCTGATCAGGAAGTTAATATGCTAGCGTGTCTCACAGAAATTATGATGAGTTGTGAATTCAAATGACAGAACATAAAGAACGATACTGGAATTGTCTGATGGGTAAGGTTGTGAAAACTACACCAGAAAACGTTGAAGAAGCACACCAAGCGTTGTTTCGTGCTACAATGAACTTACCCGAAGCGGCAGCCTGGTGTGGTATGTCTAAACGGGAAATCAAACAAACGTTTCGTGAATACTTAAAATACCATCATCCAGATTATGAGCTTCAAAAAGTATAGTGCTAAGGGATGCTCAAAACGTGTAGTAAAAAATCCCGATTCAAAACAACTAAAACAAAAATCTCTTGACGCCCTTAGAGTTAAAACTGGAAGACAGAGAGTAAATGATGAGATTGCCAGACGAGGAGGGTGTGAATTTTGTGGAGCAATTCTGCACAATTCAGTCTATCAGTGGCATCACATATGGGATGATGACCCATATAAAAAACCAGTATCACAAATACTTGGCAGAGCAAGTGAAAAAAGACTGAAAGCAGAAATGGACAAATGTGTGTTACTTTGTCCAACGTGCCACACAACATTTCACATGGATTTGTGTTGCATGTTTGAGCACAAACAAAAACATATTGATGGAACCTACCACTTTTTTTCAGAAGAAGATAACGAAGAACCTGTGGTAGAATCTGAAAATAAATCTCTTTTGAATTTTTTAATATGACATCTTTGAAATCACTGAAGACACCTCTTCGCTATCCAGGCGGGAAGAGTAGAGCAACTAGTAAACTCTTTCAGTTCATGCCAGATCTGAAAGACTTTACTGAATTTCGTGAACCTTTCCTTGGTGGTGGTTCCGTAGCATTGGAAGTAACTAAGCGTTATCCTAAGATAGATATTTGGGTAAACGATCTTTACGAACCACTCTATAACTTCTGGCGAGAACTACAAGACAATGGACAAAAACTTAGGGATGAACTCGTCCAACTCAAACAACGACACCCCGATAGAGGATCTGCCCGAGTCCTCTTTGCTCAAGCAAAAGAATATCTTGCTTCAGATATTCGGCGTACTGAGAACTTCCACCGTGCTGTTTCTTTTTATATTGTTAATAAATGCTCTTTCTCAGGTCTCACCGAATCCAGTTCCTTCAGTGAGCAAGCATCAGACTCCAACTTCTCACACGCAGGGATCGACAGACTCCCCATGTATAGTTCCCTGATAAAGAATTGGAAGATCACCAACCTCTCATACGAAGAGTTGCTGACAGATGACAAAGCAACATTTACTTATCTTGATCCTCCTTATGACATTAAGGACAACCTCTATGGGCGTAAAGGATCAATGCACAAAGGATTTGATCACGATAAGTTTGCTGCTGATTGCGATAGGCATATTGGTGCTCAACTGATCTCCTACAACAACTCTCAGTTGATCCGTGAGCGGTTCAAGGGGTGGACGGTTGGAGAATTTGCACATACCTACACCATGCGGTCGGTCGGATCATATACAATAGATCAGGCGGAACGAAAGGAACTCGTCCTCCACAACTACCTAACCTGGCTCGTAGGAGAACCATGAAGTGTGAAGTCACCCTCTTCAAAGCAGGCACCGTCTTCAAGGAAGAAGTGATTGCTCGTGATTATCAAGATGCCCGTAAGGTTGCCCTCGCCCGCAACCCTGGTGCTACTGTTGTAGGAGTTACCGCTGTTTTTAAATGACATACCAACTAAAAGATTACCTATACTCGATCAACCAATCTAAGAAAAGTATTCTCGATGATGATACTGATGCTGAGCGAGGTTATCCTCCTTACATTGTTAATAGGTGTCTCAGTTCTTTCACTGATACTATCTTATTTGTAAATGAGATGAACAAGAACCCTCATCTCCCAAAGAAACTTCAATACGACTTTTTGCTAAATAGTGTGAAACCGAGGAAGAGATTTTCTCCCTGGGCAAAAAAAGATTCTATTGATTATCTTGAAGTAGTCAAAGAGTATTATGGTTATAATGACGATAAAGCACTCCAGGCACTTAGGATTCTCACCAAGGATCAGTTAGATCATATTACAAAGGTATTGAATAAAGGTGGAAGAAAATGAGTGTTGAAACTGAAATCCAGTGGAAGCAAGCTGATATGGTGGAGGTCATCCTAAACGAACCTGATGACTTCCTAAAGGTGAGGGAAACCCTGACAAGGATTGGTGTAGCTTCTCGTAAAGAAAAGAAGATCTACCAGTCTTGTCATATTCTGCATAAGCAGGGTAAGTATTATATTGTTCATTTCAAAGAACTGTTTGCTCTAGATGGAAAGAACACTAACCTTACACTAAACGATGTTCAACGTCGCAATAGAATCATTCAGTTGCTTTGTGATTGGGGACTAATTGAGATTGTCAATAAAGAAAAGATCGAAGATCTGGCACCACTAAACCAGATTAAAGTTTTATCTTTCAAAGAAAAGAAAGAGTGGACTTTAGAGAGTAAGTATAATATTGGCAGAAAGAAGACTGCAGTTGAGTAAACCGTAATAACCATGGGGGTTCTCACGACCCCCTATTTTTGTAGGTACGGTTATAACTATTAGT